CCTGGAAGCCTGAAGCTGGTTAAGTAACTCTACCTCAGTTGCTACCGTGATAGCAGGAGGTGGTTGGTTATAACCTCTGGGCTGTAGCGGTGCTCCTTCATCTATCATGGAGAGTATATCCTGCCTGGCTATCTGAGAAGCCCTGTTCATATCCCCTGTCTCAACTGGGGCATGCCTTTCGCCTTTTGGCACCGGTAGACTCTCACCCGTCTTGGGAGCAGGTCTACCAGGCGTACCATCATAGTCCTCAACCTCATACTCGTAGGCAGGATACAATTGCCTGAAGGCAAATGTCTGCTCTACAGAAAGGTTCCTGTTCATCTCATTGACTAAATTCCTTATAAGAGACAAGGCATCTTCTGATTCAAAAGCCATATATCCCTTATCTCTAAGCATGAACCCTGAAGGTGGTAGGACTATAACGAACGGAGGCTTGCCATAAATATGGTTCTCTGAGTAGGCAAGTTGCTTCTCTACCCATAGTTCATGCCTTGTAGAGTCCCAAAAGTCCCTTACCTCTATATCGTTTTCTTTAGGAATCTTTACCTTATTATAAACACCTATACCCGTATCTATAGCAACCTTGGCATAGAGTTCAAGTTCCTGTAGTAGCTCATCCTTAGTCCTGAAGGTTATGGGAGCTACCCACTTATTTAATACAAAGGGAGTCCACCTCATATCACAGGGCAGACAGTGTATCTTATATTCACCATTCTCTACCCACGACATCCACTGAGTACCTATTGCACCCCTTATACAGACATGGTTACAGAGCCATGACTTCAAATCCGATATACCGTACTTCTCCAGTAAATAAATATCCGTCATATCAAGGTTATCGTTAAGGAACTCCTCTACCTTATGGGATTCGTTAAGGCTCAAGTCCCCTTCTACTACCGTCTGCCAGTTGGTATCTATCAGAGTAGAGATTATCCTTGATAGGTGTGAAGCCCCTTTATTCCCAGTAACATTGACTACCTTAGTAAGTTTCTTCTTCTCCTCCCAGTCCATTAACTCAAACGGAACCATGTAAGCCAAGTCTCTTGTCTTATCCATACGGGTATAAAGCCCCGAAAGAGCCGTTATCCTTTTCTGTATCATTACCCAAGTATCATCCATCTGACTACCTTCCTTTACTTATCTGTAATAAGCTCCCCAAATATAAGGATTCCAATGACTTACCCGCCTCCTCCATGTAAACATAAAGTCAAACCTGAATATGTTCCCCCATACCCTGTACGTTACAGCACCCCTCCTGAAAGATAGCGATAACTTCTTTCCTATATATATACCTCTAAAGTTAGGTGCTTTGCATATCTTCATATGGATTCCACTCACACGGTATTGTGTTAAGTTCGCTTGGTATCAACCTTAAATCATTAGATATTATAACCCTGCCCTCATTTACCGGTATCTGTACGCCACACACAGCACACAGCACCCAGTAACGACATACATCATCCCTGCAATTAACCATCCGCGACCCGCAATCAGGACATTTCATTGAAACCTCCTACATATAACTCACGGGCTGAACAATCAGCCCGGCTCTCCTCTGCACATGAGTGGCTACCGCATATCTTCTGGCATCCATACCATGACTATACTTGTGTGTTGTCCTGTCTGTCAATCGGCCACTTGTCCTGTCCTTCAAAAACCTGAAGTTCCTTTGCTCCTTTATACAATTTAACGAGTCCTTTGTCCAGTGCTGATAATACTGATTAACCTTCTGATGCCCAAACTCTACACTCCCTGGCCCTTTTACCGCTTCCTTTATATTAAAACCCATCCTCAGTATCTCTTCTATACTCTTCGGCTCAGACGGGTCTGCATATATCCTATCGTACCCCTTCCTCAACCCGCATAAGTCCATCTCACGGGCTATCTGGTCGTTTGTCATATGCCCTTCTACATAAAACATCTCCCTGGAATACAACTTATCCCCTATTACTATATTCTTAACTAAAACCGTAGGGTCTGTCAAGAACCCGAAGTCCAACCCATAAAAAGCCATCCCATCGGGTAGAAAGTCCACCTGCGTGAAACTAGGATACACTAACCCTTCTATCTTCCCTACCAACCCTAACCCAAATATACTCCACCAGTTAGGGTCTTTATCCCTGTAACTCTCTATATCACTTACCGTCTGTAACGGTATTACCCCAGCTTCCTTCGCATCCTTGTATGTGGAATGAACATAATGATTCTCCTCCTCCCCTATCCAATACTCATGCGCCCAAAACTCACTCACAGGATTCCAGTCTACTATCGTGAACTTTGACGTACGTATGTCCAACCCCCTCGCCGTCTCCCACGGTATATTGTTCCCCTCGTTCATAAACAATATGTCCCGCCTCGGACCCCTTACCTTCCCATCATCATCCGCCCCAAAAAACTCCACTATCCCCTTCCACTCAGGTCGTGTATATACCATCTCTGTCTTATTGTAACAAGGATTATTGTCCGCCCCCTCACTCTTGTCAGTCTCTAACATGTTTATTATATTGAACCAGTCCCTCAAACACCCCCTCTTTACATGAGGTATACTCTCACTTACTACGCTTATCAACACACTCTCCTTCGCCTGCTTCGCCATTATATATAGAAACTGTAACACAGAGTATGTCTTACTCGACGCCGTACCACCCTCATGTAAACACCTCCTCTTTCCCCCTACCCACGCCCTATACGTCTCCTCAAATACCTTCGTCGCCTTCATCTTCTACTTGTTATACTTCCTCCTATTTGCTCCCCTGCTTACTACCCTTAAATTCCCCTTACTATTACTCCCACCCTTACTTAACGCCCTCTTGTGGTCTACTTCCCTCTTATCCCCCTCCTTTAACCCAACCTCCCGCCTCGCTCTATTCCTCTCTGCCCTCTTCTTTACCTCCTCCTCCTTCCCATGATACGTCCTGTACTCAAAATCGTAATCCCTTTCCTTCCTCGGCATTACCTTTCATACCCCCCTTTTTTTATTCTATATATTTTCAAACCTAAACCTTTCATACCTGAAATCCATGCGGGACTCTCACGTATCCCCCCATCGTTCCCAAACAATCCCCGCCCCCCCCCTTGCAGGGTTTACATAAGCACAACGGTCAAAGTGGTCTTTAGGTTGGACACGAGCCTGCGCTCTTTCCTTCCTTTTCCTTTCTTTATCACTCTCTTTACTCAGTGGCATATACCCTCCTTATGGTTCGCACTATAATAGTTATGTCAGTCAAGAGCTGCCATATACTCCGCCACCACGTCCAGGGTGTAACAAAGGATGATGTTACACCCTTCCTCATCTTTCTCATCCTCTTCCTGGCTCTCTCCTTTGCTGTCATACTATCCTTATACGGCATTATCTCCCTCCTTCTTCCCCTCGGTAAGCTGCTTACGCTCGCCCCACACGTCCTGCAAGCCCTCTGCTACCTCTTTACTCGAAACTGTTATGTTGATTGTCCTGTTATCCTGATAGCCAGGCTGTACGGGAGCGTTGTCCCGATAGGAAGGGTCTAACTTCTTAATCACGAACATGCTCGATATTGCCCTCGTTTGTGCTGGAACCTCTTTATCAAATGCTATCTCGTGTAAATTATCTTCATATAATTGGAGTCGAGCCTGCTGTGCCTCTTTTTTTATTAGGTTCCAAGCATCTAAAAAGTCCGGGCAGTCGCGCATCCAGGAATAGAAGTTATGTTTACCGATACCGATAGCTCTACAGGTGTATTCAATGTGGGAGAAGAGGGGGTACTTTTCGAGGAAGGAGCATTGATTAGGGATAAGTTTATTCAGTATTTCTTGAGTAGAGGGGGAGGGCTTAAAGTTGGGGAGGGAGTTCTTCTTCATGTACTATTATATATAACTTTATAATATAAGATGTCAAGTATGATACTTTTGGCGTAGTCATAATATTAAAAAGCCTCAACAAGTAATGTGGGTTTTAGTTCTCTCTCTCTCTCTAGTATATATCCTTCTAGTATATATCCTTCTAGTATATATCCTTCTAGTATATATCCTTCTCTATCCGTTACATTTATCCCGTGACATTGTAAGTTACCTTGATACAAAAAAGTAGGTGTTACCTTGATACAAAAGACTACTTGACAAAATCACAGTGATATGGTATGATACTTGATATTAAATAAATAAGGAGGTAAAAAGCATGGCAGGGACAGAGCCAAAACATCGGGACTGGATTAAGTTATGGATAAAGGAGTCGCTACTTGGCACGATACGAGAAGATTTAGAGCCAGATGAACGGTCGTGCTGGTATGACTTCCTGCTTCTCGCTGGAAATTGCCGGGTACCAGGTATAATATCCGCTAACGAGGATACCGCTATGCCCACTAAGAGGATAGCAGCTATTCTCAATGTGGAGCAGTCATTAGTTGAAAGATGCATCAGCAAGTTTGAACAATCAGGGCGCATCCAGGTCAGCCCCCAAGGAGTTATACATATCTTAAATTGGGAAAAGTATCAGTACTCTGACTATGACAGAGTTAAGAAGTATCGCCAGAAGCAACAAGAACTAGCTACATCTAGCAAACCTCAAGGCGACAAACCACAAGCCCCGCCCGCAGCTCAGAAAAAACCGGATGACTTCGCATCTTACCTGGAAGAGCTGCGCCCGCAATATTCTGACCTCGATATTGATAATGAGCTGGTAAAGTTTAACTTGTACTGGAGTGAGGGAAAGCGCAAACTACAACGCCCTAAACTAGCCCTGAAAAACTGGCTGGACAAGGCAAGGGAAATTCAACCTAAGAAAAGTCCGCCCCCTTCTAAGCCACCAAGACGGACTTACGACGATGGCATAGGGGGGATGCCCTCTTGGTCTGATTGAAGCGATATGCTACAGCTAGATTCTGACAGTCTGACATCATGGGCTATAAGAAACATCACAGCTTCTTTTGAGGCTGTTTTCATATTTTGCCTTTCAGTCTGTGAGGCGATAGCGAAGCAGGCTTGCGCTTTCAGGGAACGTAGGTTTTCGACTATGGGAGCGGGTAAGAGATTCGATAAACTCATGGCTAGAGCGTATTCAAACGCTCGCCCCATGTCGTTTTGAGATAAACTCATGCTAGGTCTCTGCTTAAAACGACAACTTCGTTAGAGTGCTTGTCCTTTGACATCCCATATACCCAATCCACAGGTAAGATAGGATTGTGTCTATAAAACTGCCTGATAACAGGGCAGTCATTGTAAGACATTATCCAGCGTTCCCGATTCACAAGCAATTCAGCAAGGGCAGCATGCTCAAATCCTTTGTGAGTATCACCTTTCAAGCCGTATAAGGCTTCCCCATTTAGATAGGGCGGGTCAAGGTATAGAAAAGCATCGGGGTGTCCAATTATTGCCTCTCTAAAATCAGCACATTGTACCTCAAAATTATGCACTTCAAAAGCCCGCAAGCGTTGAATAGCTGACTCGGTAAAACGGGGATGGCCCGGGGACATACCACCGGATAAAGTCGTTCCAGAGAATGATGACCTATTCAGCACGAAGAAGGCGGCCGCTCGTTCTACCCTATCCTCAAGGTTAGTATAACGTTCTTGGAGATTGTAAAATTCGGTTCTTGAAAGTGGTAAATAACTTTCAACCCGCCTGGCTAGTAGTTCCTTATTCTCCAGTAGCACTTGCCAAAAATCGATTACTGGAGAGAAAACATCAGAGGCATGAACGTGCATCCTTGTAGTGCAAGCCAGTTCAATAGAACCACCCCCTAGAAATGGTGCACATAGTTCTGTTTCAGTAGCGGGTATTAGAGGTAAAATCGCCTTGACAGCACGACTCTTACCACCTGGGTAACGTAGGGGTGAGTGGGGATAGCTTCGAGGGACATTCAAAAATGGTTGTTGTGGCTCACCGCAGACAAGACGAGCTGCTATGTCCTCAAACTGCCCCTGAATAGGTTCTATGACCTTTTCTACTTTACGTGCCGACATTTATTAGCTCCTTGTAGGGTAGTAATTTGCCAGCGCAATTCTTGGCAGTAATCGCTAGAACGTCTATGGTATCACATTCACGATTGTTATTACGGGCAGCAAACTCGTTAATATAGCGGTCAGCGTGCTTGATTGAAAAATGATGGAATGTCCCGATGTAGCCACGTTTTAATAGTGCCCAAAAGGATTCTATGCCATTGGTATGTGCTTGACCTCGGACATATTCACCGGCGGAATGGTTGACGCTTTGATGGTCAAAGCCCTGAATCCCGATGTAAGAACGATGGTCATCTGTGTAGAGGATAGTTCCCTGGTTAACGTTATCGTTAATGAATTTGTGCATTTCTGTCTGGTCAGTGCTGTTAGCCGTGGCAGCCTTCACTTTACTAGACCTCTCACGCACCCCAAGAACCACTTGTTTACCTATTATACCACGTCCTGCATTAAGTTTCTTGTCGGCATGTTTGTTTTTTTCAAGCCCGCCCAAATAAGTTTCGTCAACCTCAACCGCTCCATTAAACCGAGATATTGGATTTGTCCATATTTCACGTATCTTATGGCATAGCATCCAGGCGGTTTTTT